CTTATAATTTTGCTCGCTCGCCATAAAATTTGATTGTTTATAAAAGAATAAATAACAAACAACACAAACTAAAGACGCACACAAATAATGAGCGCCTTTCAAAACCTCGGAGTGCCTTGTGAATACAACCCACCAACGATATCATTTGACTTGATGGAAATGATTGGGAAGGAAGTCGCCTACAAGCGTGAAGCGGATAAGATTCTAGATAACTACAGCAAAGTATTGGTGGAGATGATCTGGGCTACCGAGGACATGTGTGGCCATGATAATTCTCTTCAATATTTCAACGAGATTCCCATGAGAGACGAAGATTTGGACTTTTGGTGTCCAGAATACGAAAAACAAGATAACCAGTTGTTGAATTCACTTAATAAAGAGACATAAATCCTTTATTATCTGTAATAACTTTAATATCTTCACCTTCCATATCTGATTCATCTTCACTTTCTTCTTCACTTTCAGTTTCATAATCTTCTTCATCTATCGCCTCAAAGAAGTCTTGTAAAACTGAGAGCAATTCTAATTTTTTATTTTGTTTAGCCCAAATCATTGCGTCTTCCATTTGACTTAATATATTCATTTACTTCCCTTTACTTTTTAAAAGGTTAGTAGCAAAATTTAAATCCGTTTGAATATTCTTAATTACCTTGTAAATTACGGCTGAGGAATTCCCAACATTTGCAAGACTTCCATCGGGTTCTAATATCTGAGTTTGGATATCTGTGATAGTTGTTGGATTCGTTACAGTGAATACTGCTCCTCCTCCACCATCATAATTTATAAAATCGTCCGCAGCCGAATATTTATTGATAACAGCAAGAACTGGTAAGGGATTCGAACTTAATAAATATTGAGAAGTCCCTAGAATATCGGATTTAATCAACATATATCCCCTCAGGGTTTTCCTTGGAAGATCTGTTGCCTGAATAACTGTAGAATTCGTTTGGATAACCGAAGGAGCAAAATAATCTTCGCCTCCAAGAGATATTTCACTTAATGCGAGCGTATTGTAAAGATTTACCCCATATCCATTTACAGGATAATTTATAGAATCCGTAGAGGTAATTAGTGAATTTGTTGTTGTTCCTGATACATTTATTGTTCCATTATTGAATCGTGTAGTAATTGGTTTCACATCACTAATATTAGGATTAAATTGATTATATGAAAATCCTAAAATACCCCAAAGAGAGTCTTTCCACACTGTTTCACCTACACCAAAATCTACGATATTAACTCCAGAATGAGAATCATAAATCTTAAAAGGTTCTAAATTTAAATTTAAGGGGATCTCATGTCCCTGGTGGGCATTCACTATATCAATTGTGCTATATGGTCTCATGGATGGAGACCAAGTATCATAATGAAGTTGTTTATTAATTTTATAAACAATATCTGACGCCTGAGCTGAAGGAGAAGGAGAGAAAAATGTTCCTGTATCGGCAGCAGAAGATCCAGCATTTGCAAAATTACCAACTCTTTCGGGGGTATGTAATCCCGATAATTCAAAACGATTCTCTACTGTATCAAAATTCATTAGAGGACTTGTTGCCCCAGAATAAGTTATATCTAATAAATGACCTTGAAAATCATATCCAGGATAATATTGTTTATTTGAATATCCATTATTCAACATGATTGCCGCATTTCCGTAAGCATTGAAATGATAATCATATCCTATTTTTGTATTGTTCAAGATATTTCGGTCAGCCCCATCAACATTATAATAAAAAGCATCTGGAATCCCACCAATAGGAGCAGTCACAAAAGCAATAGTATTTCCAACCTTTTTAGCAAATCCAAATGCTAATGTTTCATTTGTATCCCCGTTATAATTTTCAGGTGATAAATGAGAAGAATTATTATTAAAATGAATGAATATTGGATGTGAAGATTTATCACCCATTTCAGATGCAACTAGATAACTCGTATTATACATATCGTTCCCCAAAGGAGCAAGGCTTACACCCTGAGTATAAGATCCACCCATATGAAGAAAACGAGCCTCTTCTAAAAATGAACCATTTAAAGAAGCAGAAGTAGTATTATGAGCCGCATATTTACTGAAATCTGTTCCTGTTCCATTTGTAATTAATTCGGGATACAAATCATGCTGAATAGCAAAGAGATCCCTTAATTTTTCTAATACTGCAAGAGACCAAGTAATATTTGTTATTATTTCTGTGTTCCCAGCCGCCTTACTCATTGAAGGAGTTATAAAATTACCATGATAACTAAATGTCGATCTCCCTTTTTCTACTAATTTTGGTCGTTTGAATCCAATGTAGCCATATGAATTTAAATAATCAACTGAAGAAGCATTATAACCACCAGATCCTGTATCAGGAGGATCACCAATTGGAACACTACCATATACAGTCGCATTAAAAAATTCTTTATTTGTGGATCCATTGAATTTTGTGGTTCCAGAAGCAGGAAAGGTCTTGTAAAAAGATCCATTTACCATTAATGAAACTGGAAATTCTGGATCTCTTCTATTTTTCCTGAAACGATCCATTTCTATTGGAGTAGAGGTTGATACTAATTGATCCGTTATTTTTCCAGCAATATTGGAAGGACTATCATATCCAGCATCTACATGAATTGTTTTCTTTTCTCTATAAATATCATAAGGATGACAAGCAGGATCAGAATAACTCGCAGGATATCTTGTCCAAGTTTTAATATCGGCATCACTCCTTGAAGATCCATTCCAAATAATATCTTTCATTTTAAATAATGTAAATCTTTCATTATTATTTCTTATTCCTCTTGCAGTTACTCCTCCGTTCGTTCCAGAGGCATTTTTATATCCATGCTCCTTCACTTGCCAATCTGGACTATACACATGCGAAGCATTTTGTGTATAAGTATTCATTCCTAAAGGAGCTCCGTCGAGAGAAGTCCAATAAGAAGAATTCGTATCCCAACCGGCATATGAAGCTCCTATTGATAATGTTGAAGCATTCCCAAAATTACGAGGAAGTGTAATATATCCCTCACCATTTGTATTTTTGTAATATTCTATCACAAATGAAGCCTCATTATCTCTTAAAAATAATTCCTCGTCAATTGTTTCAGAAGTCTCATTACCATAAGAAGTAGGTGAATCCTCATATCCAACATAAGAATTATTTGTGGTCTGTGTGTATGATATTGTTTTTAGAGAATTTAATGGAGTTCCTTTGAATTCAATAACAGATCCTCCAGCCCCTCGTTCGGAAATATATGCCGAATTTATAGACACGGAATCCCCTATATTTAACTTTAATCCCGACGAAACTTTATTCGTAAAGATCGCAGGATTGCTGTCTCCAAGGGCTGACCCATTTACTTCTTCAGAAGTAAGACGATTACAATCCAATAAGATAGTTTCTTGATATGAAGTCATTTTCTATAATGAGTTCTATATTTTATTTAAGAATTATGGATTAATATTTAATTAAGCAAGTTGTGTCTGGACGTATCCATCAACGAGCGTTGTCAGTTTTGCAAGCTCAATCCAAGATCTTTGAGTATAAGCAGCCTCAGTGCTGAGACTTAAATATTTGTAATAAATCTCAAGACCTCTGGAATTTACCCGCTCATTGCGGTTTAGACGGAAACCAGCCCAACCAAAACGACCCAAAAGACCAGCTCCCGTTGTTGCCCCTGCCTTTGTTCCCTGATTCTGGACATAACCCATGAATTTCTTATTAGTCAGAGCAGTGCCTTCAGCAGAATATTCCTCACGAGTTACCATAGGGGGGACACCCTCAGCCTGAGCCGTATTATGAAAATGACGAGCAGAATTTACAACATCTACCGGGTAAAGAAACCGATCATTGTATTTGATATTGTAAGTCGTAGAACCATTCTCACCAGCAGTTGATCCACCAACATAATTTACTTCAGGAACCATTGCGTGATACTGATTTAAGATACATTTATCATCAGCACCATCCGATTGGAGGCCAGTAATTACTTTTGTAACAATACGATTAGCACCTCCTAGATTACGGATCTGAGTTGATCCCGCAGTCGTCGAGGAAACAGAAACCTTGGAATGACGATAATCAAAATGATTTATAGTAATAACACGATTCTGTTCAGCATAAGCATCCATCATTTCTTGTGGGTAGTAAATATAATCAGCGATGAATTTTACCTGAGTAGTGTCAATACTGTAATTCGCAGTAGCAACTCCAGAAGCAGAACAGGCACGACCTATTCCTAGTTTAGGTTCAAAAGTTAATTCAATTGATACCTGCTCTTTCATCATGTAAAGTGGAAGTTGTGTTTGCTTCAACATTGGGAACAGATCACTTAAAGCTATCTGAAATACAGGACTGTTTTTAATATTAGCCCAATCATTTACTTCAAGATCTCTATGAACCGATCCAAATGTATCATCATATTCCTTACCATTAGATAAACCATATCCCTCAGCCTGAGTATCATTTTCATAACCACCCGAAGTAGTCGCAGTATCGTCTGTTAGAAATTCGTGTGAAATACAACGACCAGACTGAACCTGCTCACGCTGTTTCTGATGTTCGTTTGAGATAAAAAGAGATTTGTAAGCAGTCAGGAAATTATAACCATCAATCTCTTGAAGAGTTTTTGTTCCGACTTTAAGAGCAGCACGTTGAATTAACGATGATACACCAACATTAGGAGGGAAAAAACGATCATTTGCGTCTGGATTTTCTAAAGCAAGTGTTATCTTAGAATGGGAATGTAGGATACCCTTATTTAAAAGGGTAAATCTGCAAAACGATTCACTGATAACGACCGGATCAGTCATTGAAGTTTCTACATCAGTTGCTGTTGTCGTATCCATCGGGGAAACTCGGAGCAAATCTGGGACATTAGGAGGAGCCGATTCTCTTTCAACCATAGTTTCATCATTAGTCGCCATTATTTATAATGATGAAAATAAAAAAAATAAAATTAAATAAAATATTTTTAAATTATGATTATTTACTGAAGGACTTGTAATCCTCCCGGACCGAAAACTAAAGTATTCTTCGCGTGACAGAAAAGGAAGAAAGACTGCGGTGAGTCAGTCGTCAAACCAAGAGCCATGTTTATTCCGAAATTAACTCGCGAGAAATCAACTCCATTATCAGAAATATTATCAAACGCAACTCCAACACCAAATCCAGAACCTCCATCAGCCCAGAATTTATCATAAGTTGAATCATTCGAAAGACGAGTATTCACCGAATTTAACTGAGTTCGTTTGATATCAGCGAATTTCTGAATAGCATCCATGTAATGAAAGATTAACTCAGGATCAATTGTTTTATTTGAAGCATCCGCCTGCTGAAGAGTATTAATATTGTAATCAATCGGGAATTTTTCACCATTACGAGTGAAGAATAGTTCCGTGATATCCGCACTTGAAGCATCAGAGTTGGTAGGATATAAAGTCGCAAGACCATCAAATGTCATATTATTAATATGCGACGAAGGAACAATATTCGCAAATACTCCCATTACCCGTGAAAGACCTAGTTGGAAATTTATAATACCATTCGCGGAATTTATTGTCTGATAATACGAAGAAATGGAATTGTATTCAAATGTTCCAGAAGGTTGGGATTTCATTTTTGTCATTACACTCGGCTCAGGCTCCATTAATTCAGCAACCAGAGAAACTTCCGAAAATTCATAATAACTATCAGTGATAGACGCAGAAGTCACCGAAGCCGAGTGGAACACCTGGGAGTCCGGTGCTAAATGAAGTTCTATCAAAATTCCACCAATAGATTCCTCCATAAGGGGGATCGGGTTTCGTCCATTTAGAAGTCCGCACGGTAAGGGCATACAGAAAGAATTAGCAGTTCCAGATCCAGAAGGAATATTAACTACAGACTCCGTTTGAGCCTTGAAATTAGGAAGAATTAAAGATGTTTCATACTGGTGAGTCATAGCATCCTCCTGAGAATTTGTTACAGGCAAGTAGGAAGCAAGAAAACGATTGTAATGGCGTATGCTCTCTATTGTCTGACCTGTCCGCTGAGATTTAATAGTTAAGGTATCAATCGTAGAATAAACTCCTAATTTATTTGACATCTGTAAAGGACTAGTCGCACTCGTCGAAAGCGAAGCAGAACTTAATCGTGCTAAAAACTTACCACATAATCTTACAGAGTTTCCTAGAAGAAGTCTGTCCTGTTCTCCTAAAATAAATTGGATTACTGGTTGTCCGTTCCGATAACTGATGGATCCATTTGCCGTAACATTTGAAGGCTGAATTTCTACATTGTAATTGGTGCTCATACTTTTATAAGAATAAACTTATAAAAAATTTAAAAAGGAAAATAAAATTTATTGGGTTATCTATCTTTAGACCATGACAACGATACCACCATTCTTGATTTCCATCCGACGAATATGAGAGCAGAAATTCATCCACAACTTATTCTTGACAGGAGCAGTCGCACCAGTGTAATTTACCTGCAAATTAAAGTCTTTACCTCTTGCGTCATAAACAGAATTGCGTCCAAGAGCGAGTGCCCTCCCGATAAAGAAATTGTCCTGGAATGCTAGGAACGAGAGTGGCTCTATATCAGACATAGCCAAACTTTTCTCGGCCTCAATCAGCCACTGCTGGGAAATAGATGTCCGAGACGAAATCTTAGAACAATCAACCTTGCGACTTGGATTAATCTTACCATCATAGATCAACTGATAATCTTGGATTTCATCCGCAATACCGACCAGTCCAGAACGACTTGATCTATTTACTTGATCACCCGATTCATTATTAACCAAATAGGTATTGGAGCACGATAAGGCTTGACGAGCAGAATAAACGGTTGCGTCAGTAGGGACACATATAATCGCAGTCGCACGACTTTCAATTAATGGAAGACGAATATTCGCAACTAGATCCCCCGCTGTTTGAGAATATCTGTAATTAGTAAAGGAACGATAATCATAATTGATAGTTCCACCTTCCTTCATCATACCGAGCATAGATTGTTCATAACCAGTCGGAACTTGAATCTGCTCTACTTGCATTTCAACGTCTGAAACAGTGAAAGTTGGGCTGTATCCAGAACCAGCATTCTCAGCGGTTTGATTGACTATGAAATAACCATTCGCCGGAATGATACTTTCACCCGTGTTGTTCGTGATAGACGTATGAGTAACCTTTATTTTAGATGTTCCGTATGCCGCACCCGAATAAAATTCTAACTGAGTAACCGTTCCAGATCCAGTCAGGGAAGTATTAGTTCGGGAAACAAAAGCAATTTGTTGCCCAACAACCAGTGGGCAAACAGGGAGAGAAGTCTGATTGTTATCTTCACTTAAGAAGAAAGAAGTGGCTGCTGCCCCATTTATCCAGGATCCGCTAGTTGCTCCCGTAGTGTCAGAACCATTTAACGAATGGAATACAGGATTGAGTCCTAGACGACGATTGTTGTTTGTGCTATCCAATTGACGGAAAACTCTCTGGCTGTCTTGTAGTAAAATTTCAATAAATAAACCATCCGTTAAAACTGTTGGAAATACAGCATCATTTGTGAATAGTCCCGTTTGAAGCTGTAATTCACCTTTGATAACCTTGAAATCACCCGAACTGGAAGCAGAAAGAGTTGCGTCGTCGGTCGAAAAAGACGCAGTCTGGGAAGTATTAGCCAGGATTTTATCAAAATAAGGATTGGAAAATACATTACCAGCAATCGTTTTGGAAGTCCCCTGATTACCCCGACAGGCAGAATCATAACCAGTCGCACCATCGGTTAGGACTCTCTTATTATGTAAATTCTGATTCGTTTCATAATCAAACTTTAAAGCAGTTAGAACATCATATCCTTCCAGTTCCTCAAGAAGGGCAGTTTTTCTCCCAGTGAATATTCTCACCGAGCGGATTAAACTGTGTAATCCAGTCTCCGCATCCAACTGAACACGCTGAACCATGCTATCAGCCGTAGCAGTAGGAAGAGCAATAGAAACATTGAACTTTAACTTGGACTGAGATAAATCAACAAATTTGGAAGTTGGAGGGATGAAAATATCAATTTTACCACCCGGTCTGTAATTTAGACCATTTTCTGAGGGAACCGAAACAGAAGTCTGACCGACCTTTACTTTATCACTTGAAACAAAAAAAGAAGACATTATTTTATAAATTTTCAAATAAAATAATTAAGTAAGAGTAAATTTAAAAAGTATCAGATAAATTAGAAGGAACCAGATCCAACTATCTGAGCCTTTACCGATATTGGAGCAGAAGCAACTAGTCCTAACGCAGAATAAGTTGGAGTAACTATTGTAGATTTCGGAACAGGAGGTTTTAGTGTTTTTGAATCATCACTTTTACGATCACTATCCTTCACAAGATCATCTATTCCATCAATTGCTCCACCAATTAGAGAACTTATTCCTCCTAATACTTCTAACGGAGGAAACGCAGTCCCCATTAAATCAAGAGTTGCTCCAGCCATTTGAAATGTATCACCAAATTTCTGAGCTGTATCGTCATTACCATAAAAACTTTTTCCTTTTCCAAGATTATCAAAACCCTTTACTAAATCAGTTACACCACCAAAATCACCTAATGCTTTCGCACCTATTTCAGATACAGTCGTTAAACCAGCCTCACCGACCTTCTCCCCTAATCCAGCAGCACTCAATCCTTTTTTTATAATAGTAGCCGCTCCCGATGAGGTTTCTATTTTTCCACCAGTCTCAGCTATTTTTGAGGCATCCGACGCAACTTGTTCCGCCACAGCAGGTTTCCCAGCCCATTGACCTATTAAAGATTCACCCTGAGACTCGACAGCAGGGGTGGGAGCAGGTAAAGGATCACCACTAACTAATCTTTTTACTGTTGTTCCTATTGTATTTAATCTAGATTCTTTGGAGGCTTGTAAATATCCTGTAAGACCTTTGGATCCAATTCCCTGAACCGCTTCAACTGTCCCTATTCCAGAGTTTAAAAGACCTTCACCCGCTTTACCACCAAATAGAGTTCCGGAAATATCTTCATTTATTTCATCTGTTCTTACTTTTCCTTTCTGATCTTCCAGGGTCTTTCCATAATGATCAAGAGCAATCTGATTTTGAGACAGAATTAAATCATTATGGTTCCTTGTCCGAGCATTGAACGCATCACCTTCCGATAACGCACTTGAATATCCTGAATATTGCGACATACTTTTATAAAGATATTTTTATTTTAATTTTAATCAGGAATTTTATTTTCAACAGATGAAGGTTCAAACATTAATTGATTCCCATTCGCTATTTGCTCCTCAAAATTTCTAAATGCACGAGCTGGATTGGATTGAAGATCTAAATATAAAAAATCATATTGATTCTCCGTTGCCTTGTGATATATCTGTTCAAATTTGGTCTTCCCACCAAACATCCCATTATATTCGAGACTTATCTTCTCGAGTTCAGACATGTTTTGTAAATTCATGCATATGAAGGCATTGCAATTATTCCTAATCGTCGGCCCCAGAGCTTTGAAACTTTGAACAGATATTGCTAATAAACCAACACCATAATGACGAGACCGCGTTACCAGTGAATTCAAATAAGATGATCTTTTTACTGATCCTAAAATATCGTCAAAAAGAAGACCAATAAATGGACGATCTTCATCTGAAAATTGTTTCTGTTGTGTAATTATTCCTCCTAAAATATGATCATCATAACCAACATAAGTATCACAAGCTTTCTTCAAAAAACGACCAGTTTCATCCTGATCAATGGTATTACTCATAATCGTTACATTATCATGAATGTCTTTATAAAAATCATCCCTTAAGAGAAGATTGCTCAGTAATACTGTCTTTCCGCTTTTTGTGGGAGCTACAAGAACCATAATACACGGGAGATCCGGTAAATTATCATGTAAGATCTTCTTAGGTGGAGGTTTTGGTAAAGCCTTCACTGGATAAATAATCGGAACCTTTGGTTGTTTTTTACTCATTATTTATAAGAGTTAGATTTAATTTTTAGAATTTAAATAAATTCATCTGTTTTGCGTGATATGTTTGTGTCTTTACACATTTATCTTTAAATTCGCACAATGGATAATTATCTAAGGCGACGGGGTGATAGCGATATTGATTTTTTATACATCTTTTTTTTATCTTATTTTTGCTCGGATCCCTCATAAATTTGTATCCATTTGAACAAAAAACAAATTTATTATCCTTTAAAATCTGTCCGAAATAATTAAGTATATCTTCATCTGTCCAATGTTGGATAACATCTTTTATAATAATTAAATCAAATCCCTTGGGAATATAATCTTCTCCAATAACTTTGTGATCAAATTTCACCTTTTTATATTTTTTTTTATTTTCATCAATGACACTTTCCACACAGTCGACTCCCAAATATTGTCTGTCCCCAAAATCAATATGCTGTGTAAATTCCCAATCACCACACCCAATATCGCAAATAGTTTTAATATCGTAATCTTGGAGAATATCTTGTATCATTTCAATGTATTTTTTGTTATTTCTTGACATTTTGGAACCCGTTCCACTTCCTCCTCCCCAGATTTTTTTATCATATATTTTAGTGAAAGATGCTTCTGCTCCGCTTACCATTTATAATAATTTATCATAAAAAAATTATGACATACAACTTTATAAGATTCATAAAATTCATTGAAAAAATTGCCTCCAAGGATCATCTTGAATTGTCTGAGGTT